CGCGATTGATTTCGGATTGTTCGCGTAACTTACTAATCTGTTCGCGTAAATCCAAATTAGTATCTATAAGGTCTTTTACCCTCTGCTCTAATGCAGAGTTCTTTTGTTTTTCTCGGTCAATTTGATCGAGAAGACCTTGTATATACTTTTCACGTTGTTTCCTAAACATAACAATATACCCATGTTATGTTGGGGTGAGAGTTTAATTCCCACCCCAAAAGCTCACGGGAGGAACCTCCTTTCCCATTAGTATTTATATTTGTCAAGAGAACCTTTCCCATTCAATCTACCCAATGTGAATGACTGGACGATCTTCTCGAACTTATGGTCTTTCTGCAACTGGCTCACGAAGTCGTTGTAATCTTGGACGTGATCGATTGCGACATTGATGGTATATGAATTACTGCTGTCGCCGAATCGAGTTGTCGAAGAAGAAAGAGAGCCAAAGGCAGGAGTCCCGATGCTGTGGTTTACGCTCATACCGCCGAAGAGAGATAAGAAGCTGCTGTTCGATGTAGTGCGGAGCGCGTCGCGCAAAGCAAGGAAGTTTGAAGCGTCGTTTGAGTTCAGAACGACTTCCGGTTTGGATGCCGTGCCGTCAAGCCATGCAAGACCGGTCTTGCGGTTCACACCGCCAGAGGCGTAATGCGGAATCGTGCCGGATGTAATCGGATCGCTGATGGTAACGAGTGATGCAACATCGGACGAAATGCCCCAAAGGATTGACGAAATATCTGAGAGGTTCATGTCGGCAGACGCGAGGTAGGAATCAATGTTATCCATACGGGCATTGATCTGTTCCTCATAGTCGGTTTCAAGCTGACTAAGCATCTTCTTCTGTTCGGCAATGTTACGGGAGAAAATGTCCTCGTCCTTCTTTTCCACGGCTTCTTGAAGCTCATTGCGGAGCTTTTGGAGCCGGGACTTGCTTTCGTCGCTCGTGTCGTTTTCGTAGGCGACAATCTGCTTCCGAAGTTTAGAAATCTTGTCGTTGTCGTCGTTCATCGTCTTCTGGAAGTCGTGAATGTCTTTGAGTTCATCGAGGTAATCCGTATATGCCTTGATGTTCTTCTTCATGGCATCTGCCTCGGCTTGAAGACCGCTCTTTACCAAATCTTGAATCGCCTTTTTCTCTTGTTGTGCCGCTTTGATAGATTCGCGCTGTTTCTTCAACAGTTCATCACGGCGGCTGATAAGTTCTGTATTTGTCGGATTCTCTGCGACAAGTTGATTAAGTCTTTCAAGTTCGGATGCTAACTTTTGAGCCTCGGCAAGATAGGCGTTATAGTTGTAGTTGTGCAAGCCTATCGTTGCGTTCCCAGCGCGGGTAAGCTGACCGGAATCCTTGTCGGTCAAATTGTCTGACATAAGGTCGATAAGGAAATTCGACTCTTCGATCAAAGAATCAAACTTACCTATCGCGCGGTCAAAAGCATCGTCGGCAAGTTGCCCTATGCTGTTGTAGAGCTTGTTGACGGTAATGTCACAGTCTTGAAGAGCCTCGTCTACAGACATGATCTCCGACTGCATTTGATACCATGCTTCGCTGTATTCCTTGATCTCGCCGGATTTTACGGCAAGATCAAGTGCATTTTGAAGCTGCTGACGCTCCTTGTGAAGAGCTTGAATGCGTTCGTATTCAACTTCAAGAAGTTGATCGTAATAGTCTCTTGTTAATATATAACCATTCTCTTGTACATTTTCAATCTGCTTTTGAATCGTGTTAGCGTGGTGCGTAATCATCGAAAGCTGATTATCAAAGTCCTTTTGTACATTGCTGAAATTCTGCTCATAAAGCGCGGCAATTTCATCACGGAGGTCTGCCGCCGCATCAATACAAGACAAGTATTTCTCATATAGGTCTTGATATTTACTTATAAGTTTTGCGGTGTCAGAATCATACTCCGATAACTGGATCGCACCTTCACGCACCATCCTCTTAATGTCTTCGCTAATCCCAATGGCATTTGCGGCATTGAGATAGGAATTTGCGGCGGCATTCTGAGTTGAAATTTCATTATTGATAGACGCAACAACATTCTTAAAAGCGTTCGCCCGCGTAGAAAGCGTTTGATAAGTAGACGAGAAAACTTTCTTCATCTGTTCCGCTGCACGTTGAGCGCGACTGATAGCGATTGCTATGTAGTCGAAAGATTCAATCGTTTCCTCTACGGCTTTCTCCGCATCTTCTTTTGATTCCTTATCAGATTCAGACGAAGTTCCAGTTGCTTCTGAAGCTGTATGGTAGAGGCGATCTAAAGTAAGACCTTTCAATGATTGAAGGTTTTCTATTACTACCTCGTTCGTACCAATCTGATCGGTAATCGTTTGAATGCGCTGACTGATAATTTCCTCATATTGCTTCGCCCATTCATCAACAGATTTTTCATCGATTGTAAACTTGCTCTCTTTAACCTTTGTGTTAAGAGTAACTTTATTCCCCTCATAGTCTGTGCCAATCCACGGACTTCCTGGGGCGGTGTTCAAATTACCGAGATCATCGTCGCCGTTGAATGCCTTTTTAACATTTGTTGCAACACGCCGCAAGAACGGGTTAAGCTGTTCCTCCGTCCATGTTGAAAGTCTTGATAAGAATGTAGGATATGTTTTAAGGGCTTCTCGCTGGCCTGTTACATGAGCATCAACAATCAGATCGCCTTGCTTTTCCCAAATTGACTTACTGCTATCAACTTTCTCTGCGTCTTGAACAAGTTGTTCTTCGAGCATTTGTTTATTTACAACCAATATGCCATCTGAATAAGTTACAAAGTTTTGTCCTTCAAGGTCTTGCAGTTCTTTCAGGAGCTTCGCGTATTCAGCCTCAGAATCAAACTTCCCGTTAGACTGTAAGTCCGCGATCTCAATAACCTTATTTTTCTTTTGGTTTTCAAGATCGATTTGCTGAGTAAGCATTTGATTTGTTGCTTTTAGCTCTGCAATCTTTGTATCAAGAAGCCCATCATATTCAGTTTCATATGCAGACAGAATAAAGTCAAGCGCGTTTTGTTGTCCTTCGATTGTACCATCGGAGAATAAGTTCGCCGCTTCAAGAAGTTTCGGATATTTCAAAGCAAGATCGGAAAGTTCTTCGCTCGTGAGCGCAGTACCTTCTTTGAGCTTATCCATAGCTTCGTAAATATCCTTGACACCAGTCTCAATAGAGCCAAGACCGCTCGAAAGATTAGAGAAGTCGAGAACTTCGACAAATTCGGCTGTTTCTTCTGTGAGTGATTCAACAGTTGTTTCCGCACTGTCAAGCGCAGCTCTCCAAAGCGCAAGTTCAGATTCGCTCTTTTCAAGTTCTGATGTGCATTCAGACAGCTTATCATTAAGATTTCTAAGGACAAGAGGCGCATCATTTGAAGTCATCGAAATCATATTTTCGAGAGCTTCTTTTTGCGTTTTCAGTTGAGCTATCGTCTGTTCAAGATGTGCAATGTCGGCTTGTAAAGCGGCTTTCGCATAAGCTCTGTATGCTTCTGTGTTGAGCTTAACTACACCGTTTTCTTCATAAAGAAAATCAAGATAATTATCCGTTGATTCGGACAATGACTTAATTGTGGAGACAGAAAGTCCACCGTCTTCCATTTCGTCTTCTGCCGTTTTGATTAAGTCAAGAGCAGATTTATAAGATGAAAGGGAATCGGAAAGCGCACTCATTTCATAATTTTGAGCTTTCGCAGCGGCAACTGCGGCAGGAGCTACTTTAGAATACTCTTCTATAAGCCCTGCAACAACCTCCTGAAATGAATCACCAGAGATTCCGGCAGACTCAAACGCTTGCCTAAAAGCCCATTCAAATTGATAAACATCTTCTGGATCAAGATTGTTATAAAGATCGTTAAATGCCTTTTCGACCTTTGATGAAAATTCTTCGACTGAAAGGTTTCCTGCTTTGAGTTGAGCTTTCCAATCTGTTATCTTTTCAAGTCCTGCTTTTACTTCTGGCTCAGCGTCATACAGTGGGCGAATTATCGCTTCTTTAATGTATGACTTCATTTGATCCGCAGTAGTCAATTCAAGCTGGTAGAAATCAAATGACTCAACCATTCTTTGCACTATCGACTGTGCTTCTTCACCAAGTGTTGCATACATTGAATCAGTTTGCGCCCATGCTGATGCAATCTGATTTACACCGCTCTCTGTATTCCGTATCTCTCTAACCTTTTGAGCAATTTGTTTTTCAATCCCGGCACGTTTATTCGCATCCGTTTCTTTTTCTAATTGTTTATATAAATCGGATCGTTCGTTTTCAAGAGCAAATACCTTTTGACGTGCAACATTAGCGTCTTCAACAAAGTTTTTAGCGATCTTCTCATTGGCTTCTGCCCTCTGCGCTTTCACAAGCTCCCAAAGAGAACTTGTAAGAGTATCTGCCGCATATGACAATGAAAGCATCGCATTCCCGTTACTGTCCATACCGACATTAAGTTCGGGGAACATATCGCCGATTTTATTATTTAGCTCTATGAATTCTTTGTATTCTTCGTCTGTGAGACTTACATTTTCACCTAACGAATTAACGCCCTTTGAAAGTTTTGCGAAACGAGGAATAATCTCCTGCGCACTACTATTCAACGTGCGGAATGAATTCATTGCATCTTTAACGGCGGTTTGTGTTTGCTTTAACTGATCGTTGAAAATTTCAATTTTCTCTGTTGTTGATTTGAGTTGGAATTTAATGTTTTCCCAAGCCTTGCTAACAAGCTGTGCGCCAAGTTGGATAAGGAATGATATACCCATAGAAATAGCCGCATTCATCGCTGTAGCCGCTATCTGCGTTGCAATCATCCCAAGCCTTGTTTTAACAAGCGTTCCGATATATCCTTTCATAGAAACATCGGCTTGTTGTGTGGTTCTTAAATAATTTGCAAGTTGCGGGTTTGTATTTGCAACCGCATTAGTATATTCCTCAGTTGTTAAACGAGTATTTTGTAAACCCGTTCTGTATTCGTTTATAATCGGACGTATCGCTGCGAACGATCTGCTTTGAGCTTGTAACGATACATCTGCCGCAACATTCTGTTTGATGAAATCGCCAAGATCGTTATTAGAGAAGTCTTGAATTGTCTTCGCATATTCGACAGTAGACGCTTTGGCAACCCTTTGAAGTTCAGCAAGCGCATTTACTCTGTCAGCACCACCATGAGCCTGTTGTATAAACCTTTGAAGCGCGGCAGTCTCGAAATCAAGATCATTTACAAAGCTCTCAGAAGAGAATCTAAACGCATCGGAAGCGTTCAACTCAGAAAAGGCATCACCTATATTCTGGAACAGCGTACCGAACTGCTGCTTGATCGTCATCGTCGCGGCTTCGCTTTCGTCTGTCACAGCCTTGAATATCTGCGTGGCACGAGCTTGAATCATTGTGACAAACGCATATTGACTTTCCAGAAAAAATAGAGTACAATAAGAAAAAAACGGAGGATGAAAATGAGTAAAGCCAAATATTGTCCTTATTGCGGATATGTGTTTAGCGAAATTGAACTGATGATGAAATCTGTTCAGGGTGTTTGCCTCGGATGTAGTAGTAAAACAACCCCGACAGAAACGCTACACGATGTAGACTATTATCAAGAAATAGCGAAATCAAAATTTCCAGGTAAAGAGATATATCGCGGGAACTATGGTGCTTTTCGTTGGAGAGAAATTGTCGAAGAAGAAGCCGCACAAAATCCTTTGTTCAACAAAGAACTTTATCAAAGAAGAATAACAAAGGAAGTTGAATCTGCAAAAGTTGGAATGAAAAATACTAATATTTTCATAGAAGAAAAGATCAAAAATATGAATGTTCCAAAATGTCCTACATGCGGCTCTCCAAAAATAAAAACAATATCCATTGCCAGAAAAGCGGCTGGTGCATGGGCTTTTGGAATTCTTTCAAGAACCGCGCGATCTCAATTCCAATGCCAAAATTGCGGTTATAAGTGGTAATAGCTTTATAGTCTTGCCACCCGTCTATTCGGGTCAAGCACATGATAGGGAAGGGCAAGTCTTTCCTGTTTAGAACGTCATGTTCGTAGTTTCGAGCGCATATTATCATAGCGTAGTTTCATACAGCTACAACCACCCGTTGTCGCTCTGTGAGGGCTTGTCTCCGAGAGACCTGTCCCTGCGGATTGCCGGAGCACGACATTGTTACGATTCCGATTCGTCGCCGAAAGGGAAGTGTAGTCGCGGTGTACCGGGTTTCCCGCATATTGGGGCTTCGTTTAATCCTTGTATCGCAAGGATCATCATGTAAAACTGTCCTATCGGGCAGAACAACATGATTGTCGGCATATTCAGAGGACGACGTTTTGTCCTACCGACGTTTTTAGTTGCGGATAATGCTCCGGCTGCGACACCAATCACAGTCGGGAATGATCCAAAGGTTTGAATGATTTTGGTAAGGATGCTGAGAAGATTTGTGCCTGTGTCAATGAGACTCCTTAACACATCATCATTCATAAATGCTTCGGAAAGTTCTTCAAAAGCAGCTTTGAGTATGTTGATTCTTGCCGCAAGCGATTCAAGATATTTATTTTCTTCTATCATAGCAGAGCCAGCAGATTCACGAGAAACTTCGAGTGCTTCTCTGGCTATGTCAAAGTTGTTCATAAGAGCAGCCACCACGTTCGCCTGTCTCTTCCCGGCGATCAGTTCAATTATGCTGGCTTGCTGAATATCGGTAAGTTCTTTCCATTTAGTCGCTAAATCGTCTAAAATATCGTATGTGCTGCGGAAGGTATTTTCGTCAGCCATAATTTCAACGCCGGAAAGAGCTTTGATTTCCGCTCGAAGTTTAGCCGTAGAAGTTGCCATACCATCGGTTTCTAATCCGGCTTCCTCTAATTCCGTCGTAGCTCCTCTTATCCTTGCGGACAAGGTTTTGAACGCAGTTCCAATACTGGCAGGGTCCTGGACTACCGCGTTCGCGGCACTAATAAGCGATATGGATTGATCCAAATCGTTATTCGCGGCTGCGAGTGATGACGCAGAGCGTGTTAATGCTTCTCCGATTCCTCCACTTGAAATCGGAAAGCGGTTCTAATTTAACTGTTGCTTTCAGTCGATTGACTTACTGACCGCATAAAATACGGCGGAGAGGACTTTCGTCCACCCTCTCGTGTTTCTTTGTTCGATTATAGCACGAAGTTCAGACTGTATGTTCATCCTAACAAGGAGAGTAGCGAAGCCGTCGATGTTACCATTGACGGCGTTACAGTCGTTACGGATTCATAATATTTGTGATTATTTTTTCAATATCTTCTGCCTTGTTCTTGTAATCAATCCGTACAAGTTTAATATCATTATCTATACAGTATTGATTTTTTATATTATCATTTCGTTGTCTTGCTAAATACGCATCTTCTCCACCATAAAAATCTATACACTTATAGTGTTGCTGACCATCATATTCGACAAGACAATTTAATGAACCATCGTTGTTGTATAATGCAAAATCGAATGGTAATGTATATATGTATTTGCAATCTGGAAATCGCTTTTGGCGTTCATATGATATATTATTATCTTTTAGATATTTTTCGATAAGCACCTCACCAGACGACATCACCTTGCATCCACAAGATGTTGTTATGTTCTCTAATATCTTTGCTGGCAATGCTTCAAATAAATTGCCGCAAATTGGACATTTACATTCCCATATCCATTTTCCTCTCGTAGATTGATACAATGGTCGAATTATTTCAATTCCAGTTTCAGACACTTCTCCTGTATGATCTTTTGTATTAGCTTCTTTAGCGCGTTCAATTTGTAAGCAACCACATGATTGTGAATGCAAAGAAACAACATCAATTTTTGATAATTTCACGATATTGCCACACTTACATTTACATATAGCAGTAGAAGGTTTTGTGTTATAATCAATGTCCAAAATTGTCAAATAACCATATGTGTTTCCGATTTCATTTGTTCTATTATTTATAGACCTAAGTTCGCTTGTATCACAACCACATGATTGGTGTTCTCTGCATTGTAAATGCGAGGATTCGCGGATAATTTCTCCGCCACAATCGCATCTACATCTACATACAGTCCTTTTCTTTCCGCCAACAAAATAACCATATATCATTTCCTCGACAACAAGTTTATCAAATCTTTGTCCAGTTAAATCTTTTCTGTTAATATTACCACAACCTTTTATTATTTATCTTCACAAATATTATGTCTTTCCTCGGTCTTGTCCTTCTCAGGAGTTTAACCGATATAGCTACTTTCATGCGGCGCATCTCTGCGCCGTTGGGCAACCATTACCCACTTCATTAAACTTATCTACAATACTAATTGCATCCTCAGTCTCCACATTAAATGCTTTCATTGTAGATATAATACTCTGCGTTGCCTCGTCAATACCACTTATCTCGTCTCCAACCGTGGCATAGATATTTGCAACTTTGGCAAGCTCTTGCGATTCGCTAAAAGTATATCCTAATCTTGCGAAATCAGACGTTGACGACACAATATCCTTGATAGTCGATCCAAGCTCTTTCGCTGTCGTTCCTGCGCCTTTTAGAAAATTCTTGTAAGTCGAATCTGCTTCGTCCGTTACCTTCTTCAACTCCGTCATCGCGGAGTTGATTTCAACAACGGTTGAAAACATTTCCTTAAATACCCTAATGGCTTGCGTGACCGATAAATACTGTTTTGCCAGATTCTTCGCTGATTCAAGAACTTCCTTGCCGAATGAAGACACGCCCACTCCTGCGCTCTTCGCCGCAAGCTGGACTTCCTTAAACTCTGTCTGTAAGTTTTTAAGCTCCGTTTTTGAGATTCGCCCTTCCGCGTTCATCTCTCTTAATCGAGCTTGCAGTTGCTCAACTTGCATAGCGAACCCAGCAGAAGAATCCTTGTTCTTATTGAGCCACACCGCCATATCGGTGCTTAATTTTTGAACGTCAAGCGAACTGGCGAACTGTGAAGCAGTCGCGTTAAGCCTACTCTGTTCGTCTGACACGAGGGATAAACTATTCTTGACGAGTTTGAGTTGGTGGTCGTAAACGCTGTAAAGATTTATCAACCTTTGATCGTCGCCAGTTTGCTCCATCGCGTTTTGCAAGTTGATAAGTTCTGTCAGACCGTTTCTTATTTCTGGCAATGCGCTATGACCGGTCTGCGCTAACTTTTCAAATTGCGTTTGAAGTTTTGAGATTGCAGAATCAATAGCACCGTCGAACAATTCTGACCGTATTCTTTGCGCGAATTGTGTAAGCGCATTGTTTCCTTGTAATCTGTTAAAAGCCCGATCAATATTTGCGCCGTTTATCGTTATGGTGAATCTGTACCTATTGATCGCTTCTTGAATTTGTCTGCCTATATCGCGCGTGTCAACTGTTACCTGTGTTAATCTCAGCCGGTATTGTCCGGATAACAAATTGACTTGTTGTCGCAATCGTGTTGTATCTAACGTCGCAATTATTCGAGCTTCAAAATTCGAGTTCATTAAATAACCTCCTTGTTTCCAGATTTATCAAAAGAAGGGGCGCAAAGCCCCAACTCTTGACATATGCAGTTTAGGTCTGCCGACCGACTGGAAACAGGTTTATCGTCTCTGTTCCGACGTTATTCGCCATCTGTATTATTTGTGTCTTCTACAGTATCGTCTTCTGTTGTATTATTGTATTCCGTGGTATTATCTTCTGTATAACCGCTATCTTCAATAAAGAAGTTATCGTCGCCGTAAGTATTTTCGTCGTCGTAGTTGTTATAATCTTGATATGGATAATTATCCTGTTGCGGCAATTCGCCGTTCATCAACTGTTTGAACACCTGATTTGTACCAGTCGCAGCCAATCCGCTTGTCAAACCGCCGACAAGGGCAGACCACGGAGAAGTCATTCCGACGATCTCAGGCGCAAGAAGATACAAGAGCACGGCCAAAACCGCGCCGATCGAACCGGAAACAACAGGATACCACTTTGATTCAAGTGGGGTCTTTTTTATTAACTCAACAATACCATAACAGGCAACGACAATAATCGGAATTGTAACAAAGTTCATAGTGATCTCCTTCCTGTTATTCTAAATCTGATAAGCTCTTCTTTTCTACTTCTTTGATTCCTTCTGCGCCAAAATATTTATCAAAGTTCTCTTCGGCCTCTGTATCGTCATATACGGAAACAAGAGATACATCAGCCCATCCGATAATATCTTTAATAACCTTTGCAGGAATATCTTTGCGCGACAGCTTAGAAACAAAATAATGTCTCATGCTGTGCATATACCATGTTTTCCCTGTGATTTCTGAAAAGCTCTTGCACCAAGAATCAATTTGAGAAGTCAGCATAGGGCAATCATATGCTTTCCCATTATGAATCATAGGGAATAACCATTCGCTTGTAATACCAAGCCTCTCGCGCTCCGCAAGCCAAAGATCAAGATAGGGCTTGAACGGTTTCGCCAATGTATATACGAAGAGAAGTTTTCCGAGGCGGCCATGTCCTTTTGTTCTGATTCTTTCCGGCGACTTGTATAACGCCCCGCCGCATATAAGATAGTCGTCTACAAAATATGAAACTTTGAATCTGCAAAGTTCCGCCTTTCTTCTTCCACTATTCGCCGCAAGTGAAACAAGACATGCCTTTGCATATTCGCCGCGTTCGGTAAGCGTGTCAAGTAATTTTTGTATTTCAGCATCGGTAAAAACCGATTTCGGTCTGACAGCTTCGCTGGTCGGAACTTCGATTTTATCCCATATTGGCTTATAGTTCGGATATTCGTCATCGAGAATTTTAATTATATAATTCTCCAAACTCTTCATCACAGCCCTTACGGTCTTCATCCTATTGCTCGACCAACCCCAATTATTGATAGCGTGATTTTGAAACTTTACAATCTCGCGCTTATGTAGATTAACAAATGACTTATTGTTGTTATTTTCAAGATTCCAAACCCAAAAGATGTGAAGGATTGCTTTATATTGTTTAATTGTAGTTTCAGCCCTATCGACGGAAACAAGATAATCGAGAAAATCGTCTTCTAACTCCAGGTTGTCTGGATTCACTTTAACAAGCAAATCTTTTGTTGTGATGTTATTATATACAGTTGTTCTTTCTTCATTTCCCATCCCTTCACCTCCTTATCGTCTTATAAAAAATCTTGATAGAGTATCGTTAAATGAACGATACATTTTGGTATTCGCTCTCTCCCAAAACCCAGGGTGTCCTACATTCCGGCGTAAATATCCGACGCTGCTATTTGTAGTTCCATAGTTTGCTAAATTCAGCACGTCCCTCATTGTAGGGTACTTACCGGTCGTATATCTATGGTTCATGTCTAAAAACGCTCTAAATGAAACACTGTTGCCGGAAATTTGTAAAGCTGTCGTTCGCGGGGTGTCTCCCAATGCGCCGGTTCTCTCATATATCTTTGGCTCAGTACCGCTGTAAAACCCCCATGTTTCTTCTTCCATATCTGCAAGAGCTTTTTCATTTACTACGGTCATAGCCTTTCTGATCTCTGACATAAGCGCAGTTCTAAGCTCTGCTTCATTTCTAACAACATGTGTCATGAAATCCTCCTATCAAGCCATCGACTGTAAAATCGTGCCTATATCTTCTGCTGAAATGCCGCTCTCTTTAATTTCGTTTGCTAAAGTACCGAGATTTTCCGACGCAAATTGATTCAGTTTTTGAGCCGCGCCATCCAACGCAGATTTCAATTTATTAACGAGTAAAACAGCCGACTCTTGCCTGTATCTAACAAGCTCCATAGCCTCTCTATATGCGTTTGCGAAGTTAAAGCATTGCACATCACAGTCAAGTGCTTGGTTGTAATCCAAAATGAAATCTCCGTTTTTTTCGGCGATCTCAGCCATTTTCTCTGCCGTATCAACTTCTTCATCATCCCTCTTATAACAGAATTTATAAAAAGCGTACATTGTGTTTAACATTCCGGTCGTAGGGTCATATTCTCCATCTTCGGAAAAATATCCATCTGCAATAATATTGACTACAAGACCGAAATCTGCAACAGAAAGCGGGTAACTATAAGTAACTTTTGTTTTCATTCTCTCACTTCCTCCTGTATTCTTTTGCAAATGTAATGAAGTAATCCACATCGTATTTATAATACTTGACAAGTTTTGTCTGTGGGATCACCATATAAAATATACCGTGTTCGTCAAGGTCATCTATTGTGAAACTCTTTTTATCAATAATTCCGACGAGTTTTTGAAATTCAACTATGGGTAAATAGATTGTCATTTCAAGTTCGCGGAATTCAATTACAAATCCACATATTGTTCCGTCGAATGAATTCCACTCTTTCAAACCTTCGATTTGATGAAAATGAATTTCACCGTTCTTATCATCCTCTGTGCGATCAAATGATATTGACCGACCGGCAACAGATTTCAGTTCGAGCGCAAAAAGCAATCTTCTTTTTGGATTCCACATTAAATAGTCAAAAGGATTCTTTGACGCAAAACGAAGATTACCCGCGCCGAATGCTCCTGTTGAATCTTTCAAACGAAGACAAAGAGCATACTCAGGCACAGAAATCTTCCATTGATGCTCGAAAATTTTTCCTACATTCTGAGGCATCAATCCACCTTCTTCGGATTCTGCTCCATCCATTTCTTGTACAGCCATGCGCTTTCAGATTTGAGAAACCAGCAGGAAATCTTTCCCGGTTTGTTTTCGTTCTCTGTAACAAACTTTGGCTGTGCGCCATTTGCAGTATAAAAAATGATCTGTTTTAAGTTGTCAATGGCAACGAGATTCCCGCGACCATAACACTCAATACATTCATCGAGTGTTGTAAAGTTTATATTTGTCATTTCTTCTATCTCCTTATAAAAAATAAGGGAGATAATACTAACCCATTTCTGAGTCGGTATTACCTCCCAATATGAAATTTAATACAACTCAGTCACTCTTCGTTTTCGTCCTTCTGGACTTTTTTGTGTTCGGTTGTTTTCTTTGCGGTTTTCGTTTCCGCCTTTGCTTCCGGTTCCTCGTAATCATCAGCGACAATCTCGTATCTGTTTCCGTCAAACTTCACCCTGACCGTATAGGCTTCTCGGTTAATTGCCGGAGCTTGCACCTCGATCCCGTCGAAAATGAATACAATAACCTCTTCGTTATTCAGCTTTACAGGACAATCTTTAACCATCATAGATTACCTCCTTACACGAGGCTCGGAGTAATTAGCCGTTAGATGGGTTAATCGCAATGTCAGTTGTGATCTCGTCCATAGAAACCACGTTACCGTCAGAATCTTCGGACAGATCGAACGTAAGCGTAATCGAACCGGGATCGCCCTCGGAAGTCCATGAGAACTCAATGCTTCTCTGGATAGTCGCCTTGTACGCCGTGATGCGGTAAGGAACATAAGTACCCTCTTCATCCTTGTAGAGCGTAGACATGGAAATGAAATAGTCCTTCGGCAGTTTCTTGTTGTTGAAGGTGATCTTCTTCACATTGCCGGAAGTACGATTGCAAATGAACCCAACTTCGTATTCGCTGTTCGCAACGAGATCACCGGCAGTAGTAGCCGTAAATTTGTTGGTAGCGTATGTACCGGCAATCTTCGCTGAATCATCGCCGAAGCTGCCCTTCGGATAAACAAAGATAGAGCCAGTTTCGATTGTGCCGCCAGTGATGGCCAAAGGAAGTTCGCCGCCAGTCGTGCATTTAATCACGGCATGTTCAGCGGTTGCATCCGTAGATTCAATGGTTCCGTCAGACAGAAGAGCATAGAACTTAAACGGGAACACTTGCGCCGTGATGGACATTGTGCCGGACAGCGGATTCTGGAATGTGATACGTCTCGCACCCTTCGCCATAGCATACACGTTTTCGGCGGTGATGCCAGCGGTTGTGGTGTTGGCCGTATCGAAGAAAAGAAATGGAACCTTATTTTTCAGGATGCGAATATCGCAGTCGCACACCTGCCGGTTCGCCTTGTTAATATCAGGCATATCGTTTTCCTCCTATTAAGTTTCGTTTTTATCATATGTATTTTTGTACCAAAGAGTAGT